AATCCGCGACGAAAACGGGCTTGTGATCGACAAGATTTACAACCCGTCGGTCGGCGTTTACGACGTGTGCGTGACCACTGGGCCAGGCTACATGACCAAGCGTCAGGAAGCCTTGGACGCCATGTCTATGCTGTTGCAGTCTAACCCGCAGCTTTGGACGGTTGCCGGTGATCTATTCATCAAAAACATGGATTGGCCGGGCGCGCAGGAGATGGCGGCGCGGTTTGCTAAAATCATTGATCCAAAGGTTATGGAAGGGGAAGACCAATCCCCCGAAGTGCAAATGCTCAAAATGCAAAATGAAACGCTGGTGAAAGAACTGAACCAGGTTGTTGGTATGCTGCAGCGCGTTGAGCAGTCGATTGAGGCCCAAGAAGTTCAAATCAAGGCTTATGAGGCTGAAACCAAGCGCATTTCCGCGGTTCAGGCCGGCATGACGCCGGAGCAAATCCAAGACATCGTGATGGGCACCATCGCGGCGGCTATGGATACCGGCGATTTGGTCGGGCCAGGCGGCCCCGTTTCACGTGAAATGCCGGAAATGCAACCGGAAATGGGCGGTATGCCACCAGATATGGGCGGAATGCCGCCTCAAATGCCGCCAGGAGGCCCAATGCAATGAGTTGCGCTGAATTTATCGGCTGCATGTTTTTAGCCCGCGATGTGGCCCATTCGGTCCATTTAAACACCCGCAGTTTTGCCAAACATAGCGCGCTGAACGGCTTTTACGACGGTATCATCGACCTCGCGGACAAGTTTGCGGAGGCGTATCAGGGCCGGCACGGGCTGATCGGGCCGATTTCGCTGCACTCCGCCCGCAAAACCTCCAATATCGTCGAATTTCTTGAGGACAGCCTTAAGGAAATCGAAGATATGCGCTACAAGGTTTGCGACAAGTCAGATTCTGCCTTGCAGAACATCATCGACGAAATTGTTGGTTTGTACCTGACAACGCTGTATAAGCTGAAGTTTCTGGCATAAGAGGCGCACATGACGGTCAATTTCTCTCTTCTTGCTGGCGCCGGTTGGCAGTTTTTTGACAACAACGGCGTTCCTTTGTCTGGCGGCAAGCTGTACACCTACACAGCGGGCACCACGACACCGGAAACCACATACACCAGCAGTTCGGGCGCGACCCCTAACGCCAACCCCATCATTTTGAATGCTGCGGGACGGCTTAGCGGGTCCAACGAGATTTGGCTAACAGAAGGTGTTACCTATAAGTTTGTTCTGGCCACTAGCACCGACGTTGTTCTTTGGACGTACGACAACATCCCCGGCGCCAACGACGGTATCGCGACGCTTATTGCTAACTTAGCCAACACATCCGACCCCGCCAAAGGCGACGCTTTGATTGGGTTTCGGCAATCCGATAACAGCGGAAACTTGACGGGATCAGTTGGGCGCACGGTCCACCAGAAGCTGCAAGAAATCATCAGTTTTAAAGATTTTGGCGCCGTTGGCGACAATAGCACTGACGATTATGCGGCGGTTCAAGCGGCCATTACGGCTGGTGCCGGCAAGACTATTGACGGGCAAGGGTTGACTTACAAGATCAACAGCCCTTTGACCGGCATTGCGTCTAACACGCTTATTCAAAATGCTGCGTTTAACTTTTCCAGTATGCCCGCGCAACCAGGTATCGACAGGTGCGTAAGCGCGGCAGGTACGTTGGGCACTTCGGTCAGCTTAACCGCAAACACGCTTTTTGAGTCAAACATTGTAACTGTTGGTAGCACAACTGGGTTTGCTGCCGATGATTTAGTGTTCTTAAAATCAACAGCGGTTTGGGACAGCACCACATCTACAACATACGGCCAATATGCTCGCGTTAAATCAGTAGACACCGCTACGCAGCTTACATTGTTTAGTTCGGTGCTAATTGATTTTACCACCGCGGCTGCGGCGACTATAGCTAAAGTAACACCTGTCCAAAACGTCACGTTTAATAACGTGAGGTTTATTGGCGCGAATGCTAACAACCAAAACGCGCTTTATTTTCAGTACGGCGAAAACTGCAACGTCAACAACTGCCAGTTTGAATATTTTGACTATTTGGCGGTCGGTTTTTTTCGCTGCTACAACAGCACCGTAAATTCATCCCGCATGAAATTTGCCCGCCAAGCGGGCAACGCCTATGGGTTCGCCATTTCTGGAGGTTGTTACGGTTGCAGTGTTACAAACTCTTGGGGCGAGGATTGCCGTCACACTGTTACTGTTGGTGACAACGACGGCATAAATTTATTTACCAGAATTGAAAACAACACCGCCGTGTCTAACAAAGACGCGGGGTTTGATTCGCACTCGGCGTCAATATACACTTCATTTATCGGCAACACTGTTGAAATGAGCGCGGATAGATTTTTAACCAGCAATCATGACGGCATTATTTGCCAAGGCGCCCACGCCGTTTTTGAAGGCAATACTGTTGTAGGCTTCAAAGGGAACGGCATAATATATCAGCCAGTTTTTCAAAACGGCTACAAAACATCTGTTGTCATTATGGGCAACAAACTCGTCGCCGACGACACAGGATACGGAACAACCGGCGCCACGAGCGTTTATTGCGTAATCGACGCTACTAGCGGCGCCAGTATGAACGGCCTTATTATTAAAGGTAATGCTATTTCGGGAGGCGCAAACAACGTAAGCACTCTGACGGGGATTTATGTTCAAGCGGCAAAAGCAAGTTCTACAATTGACAACGTAATTGTTGAAGGAAACATCACGTCTTCGCAAATTAACGGAGTAGGCATTTTCATTCGCGCCGCCGGCGCGAGTTCCGTTATTAGCAACGTAAACGTCGCCAATAATTTAATCTCCACCTCCAACGCGCGCGGGGTTTATTTTTTGTCGACCGGCGCGAGTTCAATCATCCAAAATTTGACCGGCGGCAACAACGTAATTGACGCCGCGACATACGGTATTGTGTTTAACGACACGGTTGGGGACATCCAAAACATTCGTTTTGGGTATAACATCTACAAAACAGCGACGATCCCGTTTGAGGTGTTTAACGGCAAAAATTACATTTTCTTGGATGCTTCGGTTGCTGCGCCAGTTACAGTCACAAACAGCACTTACACGGTAACGGAACAAACCAACAAATTTATCTTTAACCGCGCGGGCACTGTAACCGTAACTTTGCCAGACCCAACAATCACGCTGGGCAACACGCTTTGGTTTAAGACAATTCAGGCTCAAACTGTTGTGTCAGCGTCGTCTAACGTGGTGCCTATTGATGACGCAACAGCAGGTACGGCCATTTTGCCCGCCACTGATGGGGCTTGGTGTACGTTATACTCTAACGGGACCAATTGGGTCATCATGCAAAGGGGCTGACGATGGCGAACAGATATTGGGTTGGCGGCACAGGCACTTGGGACGCAATAAACACTGCAAATTGGTCTGCCACTTCTGGGGGCGCAGGCGGCGAATCAGTCCCTACGGCTGCTGATGCCGTATTGTTTAACGCCAACAGCGGTGGCGGTACGGTTACTTTGGGCGTCAATGTTGATTGCTTGACGATTAACTTTAGTGGTTTTACAGGCACATTTGATTTTTCTACGTATGACGTTAATGTGGCTGGTAATGCCGCAACCATTATCAACGTAACTAGCACAATTGCAGCCGTTAACGGAACGGGTAAATTCAATTGCTTATATGCTGGAAGCACAGGAACTAGAACGGTTATTGTTGCTACAGCGGCGATTGCAAAAGCCGCTAGTGTATCTGTTTCCGCTGGAACAGACACGCTAACGTTGTCGTCCACCAATCAGATTATCAATTTGGACTTTACTGGTTTTGCGGGGACCTGGACAACTACGACAACAGTTAACATTTACAGAAATCTTACGTTATCCACCGGAATGACCGTTGGGTCGCTGGGCGCCACTATTGTTATGGCCGCGGTTACGACGGGCAACACCATCACATCCAACGGAAAAACCATTGATAACAGCATAAATTTTAATGGTGTTGGCGGCGCGTGGACGTTACAAGATGCTTTAGTTCTAGGCGCGACTCGAACAGTTAGTTTGAATAACGGCACAATTTTATTAGGCAACAATAATTTAACGTGCGGACTTTTTGCCAGCGCGGTCGCGACTGCCCGCGGAATTTCAACAACCGGCGGTCAAATTTATTGTGTTTCAAACAACGCAACAATTTTTAATGTTAGCACCGCAACCAACTTGACGATTACAGGAAATTTAACTGTTAATTGCACGTATTCAGGTAGCACAGGAACCCGTCAAATTAACGCCGGGGGCGCAACAACTTACAGCGCCAGCAACCCAAAGCTTAATTTTAACATTACCGCTGGCACGGACATTGTTTCGCTTGGCGGCGGTAACGTATTTGGCAACGTCAATTTTACAGGTTTTACTGGCAGCTACGCATTCACCGCAACGGACCCACAATTTTTTGGTGATTTGACGTTTGGCACCGGCATGACTGGCCCGTCATCTGCTACCAGATCGTTACGGCTTATGGGCACAAGCGGTACGCAAACGATTACCAGCAACGGCGTCACAATCAACAGCGGCATTACTTGCGAAGGGGGCGGCACCTATTCGTTTGCGGACGCGCTAACGCAAGGCGCCACAAATACTTTTGCGTTTACGCTTGGCACGGTCAAACTTAAAAATGGCGTGACAAGCACTGTCGGAGTGTTTTCGGCTTCCGGTACAACGCAAAAATACCTTCAATCTACGCTTGCCGGCTCCCAAGCCACACTGTCACAAGCCAGCGGAACCGTAAGCGTCAGCAGCTTGACCATTCAAGACATCAACGCCACCGGCGGCGCTTCTTGGAACGCCTACGTTGATTTTGACAACGAGGACGCAGGCAATAACGACGGATGGAATTTTGGTTTATCCCCGCCTTTTGCTGCGTATGAGCCACCTATCATTATTAGGTCGTTCACCCAACCTAGGAGATTCTAACATGACCATGAACCTCAAAGCCGTAACGACCTGTTTTGGTTACCAGCAGATCACCGATCTTAGCGCGTCTGTAGGGCTTACTGTGCCCGTTACGACGCCAGACGGTTTGAACGGCAAGCCTGTGCTGGCGCTGATCGTAGCCGAAGGCGCCCCGGTACGCTGGCGCGACGACGGCACCGCGCCGACAACCACTGTGGGGATGCCCATTGCCATTGGCGTTCCGTTTCAATACGACGGAGACCTGAGTAAAGTGCGTTTTATTCAACAATCGGCCAGCGCCATTTTGAATATTAGCTATTACTCATAGCGCAACAATTTGTTTGACTAGACGCTTTACAAGCGTTTAGTCTTACGGACCCGTACTGGTGCGGTTCACCAGGCTTCGTAAGGATCGAAGATGACTGAAGAAGTACAAGACTTAGCGGAAGCACCCGCGCCGGAACAGGCCGCTACGGCGGCGCCTGCGCCCGAAGACACTTCGCCGGCTGATGAGTCAACTCAGGCGCCCAAACTCTTTACTCAAGAGGAAATGGACGCAAAGTTTGGCAAACGCCTTGCCCAAGCACAAAGGAAATGGGAGCGAGAGCAAGCCCAAAAACTGGCTGAACTGGAAGCGCGACGGGCGATGCCCGTTAACCCTCCCGCGCCTGACGATTTCGCTAACGCTGCGCAATATGCAGAGGCTTTGGCCGAGCAAAAAGCACAAGAGTTGGTTCGTCAGCGCGAAGCAGCCCAGCAACAGGCTAAATTGCTGGAAACATACCACGAGAAAGAGGAAACCGCCCGCGGTAAATACGACGACTTTGAACAGGTCGCGTACAACCCGAGCCTTCCTGTGACCGATGTTATGGCCCAGACAATTCAGGCTTCTGACGTTGGCCCCGACATCATTTATTGGCTAGGGTCCAATCCGAAAGAGTCTGCGCGTATCGCCAACCTTCCGCCCATTTTGCAGGCCAAGGAAATCGGTAAAATCGAAGCCAAGATGGCTTCTGACCCGCCGATGAAGAAAACCTCAACCGCGCCCGCCCCTATTGCTCCGGTGACCGCGCGTTCAGCTTCCTCCCCTGCCTATGACACGACAGACCCTAGGTCTGTTAAATCCATGTCAACGTCAGAATGGATTGAAGCGGAGCGTATGCGCCAGATCAAGAAGTGGGAGGCTTCCCGCAACCGCTAAGTATAAGGATCAGCCACCGTGGCTAATTCACTTCTTACCATTGACATGATCACCCGGAAGGCTCTCGAAATCCTCGAGAACAACCTTGTGATCACCCGCACCGTGAACCGCCAATACGACGACAGCTTTGCCGTCGAAGGCGCGAAGATCGGCTCCACCCTCCGCATCCGTCTGCCAGACCGCGCTCTGGTGACCGACGGCGCCGCGCTGCAAGTGCAAGACGACAACGAACAGTTCACCACGCTGACGGTTTCCAGCCAGAAGCACATCGGTGTGAACTTCACGTCTGCCGAACTGACCATGCAGTTGGACGACTTCGCCGAGCGCGTTCTCAAGCCGCGTATTTCGCAGCTTGCGTCCAGCATCGACGCTGACGTGGCCAACGCCTACAAGTCGGTCTTCCAGTCTGTCGGCACCCCCGGCACGACCCCGGCAACCTCTCTGGTGCTGCTCCAGGCCCAGCAGAAGTTGAACGAGTCTGCTGCCGTCATGTCCCCGCGCTACGCGACGGTCAATCCGGCCGCCAACGCGGGTCTTGTGGAAGGCTTGAAGGGCCTCTTCAACCCGGTCAACACGATCTCCCGCCAGTTTAAGAACGGCCTAATGGGTGAAGGTGTGCTGGGTCTTGAAGAGATCAACATGTCTCAGTCCATCAAGCAGCACACGACCGGCAGCCGCACCGGCGCGCACACGGTGACCACCACTGTGTCCACGCAGGGCCAGGCGACGATCAACATCACCGGCACCGGCTCTCAGACGATTGCCGCCGGCGACGTGTTCACCATCGCCAGCGTGTTCGCAGTCAACCCGCAGACCCGTGAGTCCACCGGCTCCTTGCAGCAGTTCGTGGTGACGGAAGCCGCTACCGCGGCCGGCGGCGCTTACACTGCTGTCAAGATTGCGCCCGCTATCTACACCTCCAGCAACGCGCTGGCGACTGTGGACAGCTTCCCGCAAGCGACCGCTGCGGTCACGTTCCTCGGCTCTGCTTCCACGCAGTACCCGCAGAACCTCGTGTATCACAAGGACGCGATTTCCTTCGCCACCGCCGACCTTCTGCTGCCGCAGGGCGTCGACATGGCCTCCCGTCAGGTCCACAACGGCATCTCCATGCGTGTTGTGCGCCAGTACGACATCAACAACGACCGCCTGCCGTGCCGTATCGACGTGCTGTACGGTTTCAGCGCCATCCGCCCGCCAATGGCCGTGCGGCTCTGGGGCTAACAGGTAGAGATAGGAGAATAAGATCATGGCACTTCCTTCTGTCGGTGGCGGCTATCAGATTGGTGATGGCAACCTCAACGAACCGGAAATCGTCACTGTTCCCGCGCCGGCGACGGCTACGGACAGCGCGACGCTGACGTCCGCGCAGCTTACTAACGGCATCATCATCGGCACGCCGACGACGACCGCCGCTTACACGCTGCCGCTGGCGTCCGATCTGGACGCCTTCCTTAACAACTCCAAAGTGGGTTCGTCCTTTGACTTCCGCGTCATCAACACGACGACCGCGGGCGTCATCACGGTGACCACCAACACTGGCTGGTCCATCGGCTCCGCCGGTTCGCAGGGTCTTATGACCATTGCGGCCACCGCCGGCACCGTGCGGGCCTTCCGCGCGCGTCGTCTGGGAGATTCTTCCTGGGCGCTGTACGCAATTTCGTGAGCAACACGGCCCCTGCTTCGGCAGGGGCCAACCGCTAAAGGAGGTTTTCTATGCCGAATACCAAACCAGTCGGTGTTGCTTTTGCTGATCCTGAACTCGTTTCTGGCACGAATATTACGGGCGCAGCGATTTCTGGCGGCACTATCTCCGGCGCTGATATTACGGGCGCGACCGTGGCCGTTACCTCTTTGAATTTTGACGTCGCCAAGCCTGCTGCGGCCGGGTCCACCCGCGCCGACGCAACGGCCATGACGGCTTCGTTTAACTGGGTGACGGCTGCTGACGCAACCAAAGGTGTTATCCTCCCCGCGCCTACCGCGGGCCGCGTTATCGCGGTGAAAAATGACGACACTGCTAACGCCGCGCTAAAAGTCTACGCTCCTGGTAGTGCTAAGATTAACAGCGTGGCCGGCACTACGGCGTTCAGCATGGCGGCCAAAACCGCTTGCTTTTTTGTGGCGTACGACACGACGGATTGGTTCTCCATTCCGCTTGTGGCATCTTAACTAGCAGGCGGCCTAATGGCCGCCTGCCCCTTTTTAGGTGAACCATGGCTGTTATCTACCTGACGCACCCCCAGCACGGCACTAAGGTGGCCACTATGGACGCCGAAGCAATTTATGATGAAGAGTGCGGATGGATGCGCTATAACCCCGCTGCGCCGGCCCCTGCGCCGGAAGATGAACCTGTCAACGGGCTGGCCGTCCGACGGCGCCGCCCCCGCGTAACCAAAGAGGACGACAGCGATGGCAACGGCGGGTGATCAGATCAACGGGGCGCTTCGGCTTTTAGGCGTATTAGCAGAAGGTGAAACGCCTTCCGCCGAAACTTCGCAAGACGCCCTTAACGCCCTCAACCAAATGATCGACAGTTGGAACACGGAACGGTTGGCCGTGTTTTCCACGCAGGACCAAGTAGAAACTTGGCCCCCAGGCGCTATTTCGCGCACGTTTGGGCCGACCGGAGATATTGTAGGTGAGCGTCCCATTTTGGTTGAGGACAGCACCTATTTTCGCGACCCGGCGTCTGGCATTTCCTACGGCCTTAAGCTGATCAACCAACAGCAATACAACGGTATTGCAGTCAAGACCGTAACCAGCACATACCCGCAAGTGCTGTGGATCAACATGACGTACCCTAACATTGAGATGTACGTCTATCCGGTGCCGACCAAAGTGCTAGAGTTTCACATTGTGTCGGTCCAACCCCTGACGCAACCCGCTAATCTGGCTACAACGCTGGCGTTTCCGCCCGGGTATTTGAGGTGTTTCCGCTATAACTTGGCTTGCGAAATTGCGCCTGAGTTTGGTGTTGAACCTTCCCCGCAGGTCCAGCGTATCGCCATGACCTCCAAGCGTGACCTGAAGCGCATCAACAACCCTGACGACATCATGGCGCTCCCCTACAGCATCGTTGGCACCCGCCAGCGGTTTAACATCTTCGCCGGCAATTATTGAGGTGACATCATGACCACCGTAGCCATATCACAACTTCCTGAAGCCACCACAACTTCCGGAACTGATGTTTATCCGTTGGTGCAAAGCAGCATTACCAAAAAGATCACGTTCACAAATCTGTTTGCCAACGCCACCGGCATTCCGATTATTGCAGGCACTACAGGAACGCTTTCGGTAGCCCGCGGCGGCACTGGGGCCACAACGGCCACTGGCACAGGCAATGTCGTATTAGCCACCAGCCCTACTTTGGTAACGCCGGTTCTTGGCGCTGCAACCGCTACAACTATAAATCGGGTAGCGTTTACCACCCCGGCAACGGCAGCTACTTTAACGATAGCGGATACCAAAACTTTTACTGTTAATCACAGTATTACGCTTGCGGGCACCGACTCTACCACCATGACGTTCCCGTCAACAAGCGCTACTATTGCGCGCACCGACGCGGCGCAGACGTTTACAGGAACGCAAACTTTTAGCGGCCCTATCGTCGGCGGCGCGCAAGCACTATCTGGCGCCGGCGCGGTTAATATCACGCAATTGACCACCAAATTTACTTCGACCGCTACAGGCAACGCGCTGACGTTGGCGGACGGCGTGGAAGGCCAAATCAAGGTGATTGTGTATGTTGCTGAAGCCGCAGGCGGCGACACCGGCATTCTGACGCCTACCAACCTCGGCGCGGGCACAACTATCACGTTTAATGCTGTCGGCGACGCCTGTATTCTTCAGTTCCTTGGCACTGATTGGTGGGCCGTGTCGCTTCGCGGCGCCGTGCTGGCGTAATTTATGAAAACGCCGATCCTTGGGTCCACCTATGTAGCCCGCAGCGTCAACGCTGCGGACAGCCGCATGGTCAACCTCTTTCCAGAACTCGTACCGGAAGGCGGCAAGGAACCGGCGTTTCTTCAGCGGGCGCCAGGTCTGCGTCTTCTGGCCACAATAGGCACCGGGCCGATCCGCGGCCTGTGGCAATTTGGCGGGTTTGGGTATGCTGTGTCGGGCAATACCCTCTACAAAATCACAACGGCGTGGACCGCAACGGCGCTGGGCACTATAGCAAACACCGGCCCTGTATCCATGTCAGACAACGGCACCCAACTGTTCGTAGCCGCCAACGGTCCAAGCTACATCTATAACTCTAGCACCAATGTGTTCGCGCAAATCACGGACCCTGATTTTCCCGGCGCGGTCACTGTTGGATACCTGGATGGGTATTTTGTTTTCAACGAGCCCAACAGTCAAAAGGTGTGGGTAACGAGCCTGCTTGACGGTTCCGCTATTGACCCGCTGGACTTTGCCAGCGCGGAAGGTTCGCCTGACGGTCTTGTGTCTCTTACAGTCAGCAACCGCGAAATCTGGTTGTTCGGCACCAATTCTACCGAGGTCTGGTACGACGCCGGCACCGCGGATTTTCCCCTCCAACGTATCCAAGGCGCGTCAAACGAACTCGGCTGCACGGCGGCCTATTCGGTCGCCAAGATGGACAACACCGTGTTTTGGTTGGGCGCCGACGCCCGCGGGCGGGGAATGGTGTACCGCGCCAACGGTTACATTGGGCAGCGCATTTCGACCCACGCGGTTGAATGGCACATCCAACAGTACGGCAATTTATCTGACGCCATTGGCTACACCTATCAGCAAGACGGCCATTCGTTCTATGTGTTGGTCTTTCCGTCAGCCAATACGACATGGGTGTACGATGTGGCTACCCAAGCCTGGCACGAGCGCGCGGGCTGGGCCAACGGCGAGTTCACGCGCCATCGCAGCAACTGCCAGATGGCGTTTAACGACGAAATTGTTGTCGGCGATTTTGAGAACGGCAACATCTACGCTTTTGATTTAGACGTATACGCCGACAATGGAGACATTCAACGCTGGCTGCGGTCATGGCGGGCGCTGCGGCCGGGCCAAAACACGTTGCTTCGTACGACGCACCACAGCTTGCAACTGGACTGCGAAACGGGCGTGGGACTCGCGCAATATCCAGCGTATGACGCGGAAGATTTAATTGCGGAGAACGGCGATCTTTTGATAGCTGAATATGTGCAAAATGACATTACCACCGAAAGCGGCGAAGAGTTGACGACTGAAGCCAACGACGGTTTTGAATTTATAGCCGACGTGCCCGATTATCCCTTTCCGTTTGTGCCGCCAATGTACCTGACCACAACCAGTTACCCGGCGGCTCCCGGCTATAATCCTCAAGTTATGCTGCGTTGGTCCGACGACGGCGGCCACACATGGTCCAACGAACACTGGACCTCTATTGGCCTTATAGGCAATTACGGCAAGCGCGCCTTCTGGCGCCGGCTGGGGATGACGCTTAAAATCCGTGACCGCGTGTACGAGGTGTCTGGCACCGACGCGGTAAAAATTGCCATCATGGGCGCTGAACTGCGCGCCAGCCCGACCAATGCCTAGCCCACCTAACATCACCAACATCCCGGCACCGCGCGTCCCGTTTATCGACGACCGCACCGGGTTGTTGTCGCGGGAGTGGTATCGGTTTTTCTTTAACCTGTTCAATCTAACCGGCGGCGGCAACAACGCGACTTCGCTGCAAGACCTTCAGGTCGGGCCGCCTAGCGCCACGGACGAACAGTTTGCCGCCTCTCGCACTGTCGCGGGGCTGTTGGCGGCGCCTGACGGGTCGGCACAAGAGTCGCAGATCGCCGTGTTGCAAAGCCAGGTGCAAGGGCTTTCTCTTGCGCCGCCGCTTACGCCGCAGGCGCCTAACCCTGTCTTTGGGGCGTTTTATAGCACAGCCAACCAACCAGACGGCTCTACCACAACGGCATATCCGCTGGTCTACGACACAATCCAGATAGAGCGGAATGTCGAGTTGCAGGACCGCACGGCGACGTTCACTGCGTCCATCGGCCCCGCCAGCACCACCATGACCGTGACTGCAATTAGCGCCGGTCCTATCTACCCCGGCATGGTCATCACCGGCACGGGCGTTACGGCTGGCACCTACATCGTGTCGCAGACCACTGGCACGGACGGCAGCACGGGAACGTACGTCGTCAGCGCGTCGCAGACCGTGGCGTCCACGACCATTACCGGGACGTGCAAATCTAAGATCTTCGTGCATGAGGCGGGCACTTACAACGTCCAATTCAGCATCCAGTTTGTCAACACCGACGCCAGCATCCACGACACGGACGTGTGGATGAGGAAGAACGGCACGAACGTGGCCGACACCAACAGCCAATTCTCGGTGCCCAACCGTCATGGCGGCATAGACGGGCACCTGATTGGGGCGCTAAATCTGTTTGTGGAATTAGCGCCAAACGACTATGTTGAGTTGATGTGGGCGACCACTAACTCGGCTACTACAGTCCAATATATCGGCGCGAAAACCGGGCCTGTCCGCCCCGCCACGCCATCTGCTATTGTAACAATATCTTTGGCATCCGTGCCGTCGAACCAAGGGGTGTAACATGGCCGTTACCGTAACCGTTCTGATCCCGGCCAAGACCGCCGAGAACGCGCAGACGACGCAGTACACCTCGACCGGCGTGACGACGATCATCGACAAGTTTACAGCGACCAATTACAGCGCCGCCGCCGCGACGCTCAGCGTCAATCTGGTCACGGCCGCCGGGTCCGCCGGAAACGACAACCTGATTGTTAAGACCAAGACGTTGCAGGCCGGCGAGACATACACCTTCCCTGAGATTGTGGGTCAAATACTGGCCCCGAGCGGGTTCATCTCCACGATTGCCGGCACCGCCGCGGCGATCAACATTCGCGCCAGCGGGCGCCAGGTGACACAGTGACCTCAGACGTAATTACGGCGCAGGTTGAGCCTTGGAGCGAGTTTCTTGTTGACGCGGTAGAACTCTTCCCCGCGCACTGGCAAGAACTGGCGCTGAACAAAGACAAGGTGCCGCTGTCCATGCGGTACGACGTGTACGCGGCCAGCGAGGCCGCCGGCGAACTCCTTGTCGTGACGCTGCGGCAGGACGCGCGGCTGGTCGGGTATTTCGTCGGTTTTGTTCTTCCCGGCCTGCATTACAGCACCTGCCTGACCCTTCAGATGGACATCTTCTGGACCCACCCTGACATCCGCGGGCGCATGGAAGGCGTAAAGCTTTTTCGGGCGGTAGAAGCCGAGGCCAAGCGCCGGGGCGTCCAGCGCATGTTTTTTGGGTCCAAATTGCACAAAGACGCATCTAGGCTGTTTGAGTATTTGAAAATGCAGCCTGTTGAAGTGTATTACACCAAGTGGATTGGAGACTGACGCCATGGTCGCATCAGCAGCTATTATAGGCGGCGCCGCCTTAATCGGCACAGCCGGGTCCATGTACGCGGCAGACAGGGCGGCAGGGGCGCAGAAAAGAGCCGCGCGTGACGCCGCCGCCGCGCAAGAACAGGCATATGCCCGGCAAGAGGATTTACAGGAGCCGTTTCGTCAAGCCGGAATGGCGGCGCAAAACAGGTACATGACGCTGTTGGGGCTGCAACTACCCGAGGGCGCCGAAAATGTGCCGGGACTAAAAATAGATACTTCGTCGCCTGATTACGGCAAGTACGCCCGCGATTTTAGTATGGCCGATTATCAAGCCGACCCCGGCTACGGGTTTCGCATGAGCGAGGGCATGAAGGCCATTGAACGGTCCGCAGCCGCCCGCGGCGGCCTGCTGTCGGGCGCCACGCTGAAAGGTATTCAACGGTTTGGGCAGGACACGGCGTCAAACGAATATCTGAACGCTTTCAACCGTTACCAAACCAACCGCGCAAACCAACTTAACCCGTTGCAAAGCTTGTACGGCGGCGGTCAAACCAGTGCCAATGTGTTATCCAATGCGGCGGGACAGACGGGGCAGGGTTTGGCGGGTTCTGCAATGGCTGGCGGCCAAGCCCGCGCGTCCGGGTACATGAACATGGCCAACGCACTGAACCAAGGCCTTAGCACCGGCGCAGGGTTCGCCGCGCAATACCCATTATTGGAATCGCAAATGAACCTCAATAGAGCGAGGACGCAGTATTACCAAGGCGGCAATCTTTACGGGCCTCCCGTTCCGCCGGGGCTTAACACCTACTCTGTAGCTAACCAATAGAAGGAGGCAGCACATGTCCGGTTCCTTTCCTCCTTTACCTGAACTTCGGCCTTTTCAGGCACCTAATCTTATAGCGATGTCCAACGCCATGCAGACGCAATCGCTAAACGCGATGCGCGAACAGCAGTTGATGGGCGACGAGCGCGAAAAGAATGCACTGCGGGCGTTGTTCGCCGATCCTAACTTCAATCCCGCCGACCCGGCTCAAGGCCGCCGCGTTTTGGAGGCCGCGCCGCGCAGCGGTCACGCGACCTATTCCGCGCTGTTGCGCGGCTACGCGGACCAACGCGCCGCTGAGGCTTCTGTGCGCGCCGCGGCCGCCTCAGACCGCGCGGCGGCGCTTTCTGCGCGGCAAGCGCAAGCCGCCGACCTTGATCGGTCAATTAAACTTACCCAATCATTTCGGGATATGCTCCCTACGGCCAATGCGGAAAACTACCCAACAATTCGCGCGGCGGCGCTTGCGGCGGTGCCTTCTTGGGCGCCTTCGTGGCCTGAAACTTACGACGCAAACGCGGTTCGGGCGCTTATGCAAAAGGCGGACGACAGCCTTAAAGATTACGCGGAGCGAAACAAACCCGCGGCGCCCTTTACCCTTAGCCCTGGTCAAACTCGCTACGACGCGGCTGGTCAACCTATTACCACAGCGCCAGAGCGGCCCGTCCGCGACCCGGCGCGCGAAACCAAAATTCAGGACATCATGGACACTTTTGGTGTTGACCGCCGCACAGCGGTTGGCATCGAAAGCGGCGTTTTAAGACCTATTGCAGACCCCGTAACAGGCCAAACTAGGCTGATTGACTTAACTAATAACACGTTCCGCGAAACTACGCCCGCGGCGCCCGCAGCGCCTGCGCCTTCCGCCCCCGCGCCTCTCGTCACCGGCCCCCGCGCGAACATTACCCCACCCCCTGCGGCGGAACCCGCGCCTGCCGCCCCGGCGCCTGCGCCTGCGGCGGAAGCCCCGCCGGCGCCAAATCAAACTTTGTACCAATTGGCGCAAAGGCCTCTCACCACCGGCTTAACGCCTGCGGCGCTGCAATACGGGCAAAATGTGCTGGGACAATTTGGCGCGAATATCATAGACCCAGAACTTACGGAACGCCGACAAACATTTAGTAACACGCAAGGCGATTTGATTAGGGCGCTGTCAATAAATCCGCGGTACCCGGTAGATGAAATGAAACGTATCCGCGAAGAAATTAATATCGAACCGCGCGCGTTTACCGATCCTCAATCTCTTTTGGCCAGAATGCGTAGTGTGGGTAAGTCTTTGCGCACGCGGTTGGCCGACGAAGAACGCGCAGGCGCAGACCCTTCGCTTCCCGTCGACGACCGCCGCGCCGCGCTTAGGGCGGCCGAAGACATCAGAAACTTTCTTGCCAAACTTGGGGCGCCGGAAGATCAATCCCCGACGGCCGCGCCTGCCGCGCCGCCTCCGCGCCGTAACGCGCTGAACCGGCGCACACAAACCGGGGCGCAACGTCTTCGTTTCAACCCTGAAACCGGGGCGTTGGAGCCTGTTCAATGATCGAAGTCCAACTGCCGGATGGCCGAGTTATCGAGTTCCCGGCAGGGACTGCGCCGGATGTGATGCAGCGGGTCGCCGCGCAGGCTGTTCAACAGCCGGCGGCGCCGTCGGGCGAAGGTACGCCCGTCCCTCAGCAGGGCGGCACCGGTCACGGCAGCGGGTTTATGCCGTTTCTAAACCGCGGCATAGCGACACTTGCGGGCGCGCCAGTGGACATCGCCAACGCGGTCATAGGTATGGACCCGCGTTATTTGCCGTTTGGTGTCGGGCGCGCAGCGTCTGCGGCTGGTGCGCGGCCTATACCTGTCAGCGAAACCCCTTTCGGCGGCTCCGCCAGCATTGAAGCGGCGCTTGCCGCCGCCGGGCGCCCATTTGGTGCGGAGATGGTGCCGGAGCCGGGGCAGCAGCCTGAAACCGTTTCTGAATACGTCGGTCGCGGCGTAGGCGACGCCGCCGGTATGCTCATCCCCGGCTACGGCGCGGCCCGCCTTGCCGCCGGCGCGGCCAACCCTATTGTCGCCCGCACTGGCCGAAGCGTTTCTAACGCCTTTGTCAACGCGCCCGCTCGCACAACCGGAGCGGAACTTGCTTCCGGTGCGGGGGCTGGGTACGGCAGAGTGTCAGCCGAAGAAGCTTTCCCAGACGTCCCTAATGTAGGGGCCACAGGGGAACTTGTCGGCGGTCTGGGCACCGGGGCCTTGTTGCAAGTCCCGCGGTTGCTAAGATACACCCCTGGCGTACCAACGGTGGCAGCAGCGGTCACACCTTTTACGAGAACCGGCGCTGAAGCGCGCGCGGCGGCGCGGCTTACTTCGCTGGCCGAAGACCCTTTAGCGGCGTCTAGGGCGGCTGACGCGCCTACCATCAGTAACTTAACGCCGGCGCAGCGCACCGGCGAACCTCGGCTGCTGGCGCTTGAAAAAGCGGTGGCGGGCGAAAACCCTGCTATCGCCAAGGCGCTGCGTGAGCGGGCCGCTGCGGCGCAGGAAACGCTAGAGGCAGAAGCCCGCGCGTTGGGCGGCGATCCGACCCAAACGCGCGCGTTTTTGGAAAGCCGCGTCACCCGGTTGACCGAAGCGCTCAACACTCGCGTCGAGCAGGCGCAAACGCGAGCCAGAGAGCGCATCGCGGCGCTGGAGCCAAACGCGCCCGCTGACGCCGCGTCGCTCATCGCCCGCGAAGAGTTTGACAAGGCATTTGACGCCGCCCGAGCACAAGAGCGGGTGTTGTGGGACTCTATCCCCGGCGACGTGCAAATCGACACCGCGCCGTTGTTCGAACGCTTTGCGGCGTTGGTGCGGGAGACGCCCACCACGCAACGCCATAACATCCCGGCGTATGCTAGGCGGTTCTTGGGTGGCGAAGCGCCCGACGAACAGACCGACGCCGTGATGTCGCAGCTTAACATGCTGTACCCTGGCGCGTTTCCGCAGCAGTCGGCGTCGCCGCGGCTGGGCGCTGCGGCCACGCCAGCCGAGTTGCAGGGGCTGCGCTCCGAACTGCTGGACATCGAACGCACCGCCCGCGACGCTGGCCGCCGCAACGAGGCCCGCATTGCTGGCCGAATTGCGGACGACGTGCTGGACGCGCTGAACAGCCTGCCGGAGACGGCTGGCCCCTACGCTGTCGCGCGCGAGTTTAGCCGCAACTTGAACGAGGTCTTCCGCGGCGGCGGGGTTGCCCCGCTGGCTCGCACCGCAGGCGGATCGGAACCTCGGGTGGCGCCCGAACTGACGTTAGAAACGCTGTTAGGCTCCGGCGGCCCGCGCGCCGCGGTAGCCGCCCGAGATTTACAGGTGGCAACGGGCGATAGCCCGGCAACGCGCGCGGCTATTGAAGACTACTTAACTCGGTCTTTCCGTAACGCGGCGGTGGCGACCGACGGCCGCGTTAAAACGGAAAGCGCCACTAATTGGATGCGCCGCAACGACGCTCTTTTACAGCGTTTCCCCGAGTTGCGTAACCGGTTTGCAGAAACCATGTCGGCGCAGCGCCAGGTTGAAACATTGGCCGCCCGGCAGGAAACGGTAGAAAGCGGCCTGCGCCAGCGCAGCGACAAGCGTATGGACAGGCTGCTTGACCAGCGGCAAGAAAGCGCGGTGGCGCGGTTCCTCAACGCCGAACCGGGCGCAGAGGTAAGCCGCGTGTTTGACGCGGACGACCCGGCGGCGATGGCGGCGTCATTGCGGCGGTCAGTCGACCGCGACCCGTCAGGTAAAGCCCTTGCTGGTTTGCGGGGGTCGTTTGTCGACAACCTGTTTGCTCGCGCGCGGCAAACAACGCCTGACGGGGCGGTGTTCAAAGGCAGCGCGATTATGGACGCGCTGAACGATCCCAAGCAGGCCGCAGCGCTGCAAACTGTGTTTGACCCGCCGGCCCTCCAGCGGCTCCGGCAAATTGGCACGGAATTGACGGCGCTGGAACGCGCGCGCGGCGCGGGGTCGCTACCCGGCGGTGTCATTGAAGACGCCCCGGCAAAAGTGCTGAATTTTGTAGCCACCATTCTTGCCGCCCGTTTTGGTGGTCAGTTAGGCGCCAGCACAGGGCTTGCAGGCGGCTTACAGGCCGCAGGAAAAGCGTCTAGCGCCGCATCTAAGTTTGTCCGTTTTCTTACGGTAGACCGCGCGCAACGCATTTTAAGAGACGCGGTCACCGACCCAGAACTTTTTTCGGCGCTTATGTCTCCGTTTAGAACATCTCAACAGCAAAACGAGGCAGTTCGTAAATTGCAAGGTTGGATGGCGGGCACCGCAGGCCGGGCAGTCGCCGGTGAGGAAGAAGACAATCGCCCGCCCAACGCGATGGCCCCTGAAGGGGCGCGCGCCAACGTCAACGCTATGACACCCCGCTGACGAGGCCGCCCATGACGCAAGACTTGTACAACATCATCGTGGGCATCGCCGGTGCCGCGATTGGTTGGATGATGAAAGTGGTGTGGGAGAGCGTCAGGGCGCTGCAAACCGACATGAAGGCCATTGAACGCGAACTGCATACAAGCTACGTCAGCAAGGACGATTACAAGTCAGACGTGCAAGAAATCAAAGAGATGTGCCGGGCCATCTTTGAGCGGCTTGAGCGTAAGGCCGACAAGTAATGGAACTGCCCAAGCTGACGCCTGTTGTGCAGTTTGCGACGGCCAGCTTCGCGCTGGCTGTTGGCGGCTACTCTGCGGGTGAAAAGTTTGGCTGGTTCAAGAACGAGATTATCGCGTGGGCGCCGGAGCATTTCAGGATCGTTGACACCAAGATTGGCCAGCCCGTTACGGTAACAGTGGCGCGGGTCAAGAAGCGCGATGACTGTTCAGTCGAAGGGTTCGAGGTGACCGTGCGCGATGGCGCTGGCGTCATCCACCAGGCCACGCCGAGCATGACGCGGTTCACCGGTCCCGCTGGCCCTGAGATCGACACCTTCACCTACCTGCTGGACATTGCCGA